TTTCACCTCCTTTCGCCGGCGCCTAGACGCGGCGGGCGTGGCGTACAAAAAAAGGGCGATCTCCATGAGATCGTCCTTTTCCTGATACGCTCTTTATTAGATTATCATTTAGTAGAATCACTGTCAATATCCGAAACATAATCTACGGCTTTACCAACCAATACAGGAACGCAGGATTCGTCATAATGCTCAATATAATAACGGCCATCAATATCGCCAATGTTACCGACATAATAAAGACTAAAGTCTTCAGGATATTTTTTAATAAGCATTTTATCATCGTTAACTATACCTTCAAAAGCTCGCAGAGCAAGCATATCATTGTGGTAAACCTGTGGAGGACTGAACTGTTCAGCCTTGGAGTCATAAATGGAATAAAGTCTCAGCGGAACCATCTCCTTTTCTAAATGCAATTAAATACCTACGAATCATAAGATAAAGCGTAGCTGATATAACATAATAGTCACTATCGAGGCGAATAACCCTACAATCATCAGGCTTAAGACGGTAAGCGGCATATTTACTACCACGAAAAGAATAGTCAAAAGAAATATTACGACCACGACAGAATTTTTTAACAGCTTCAAATTCACTAATAAGCATCACCTCGTTTCTGACTTAATGATAACACAATCACAATACCTTGTCAAGCTTTCTGCCAAGAAAATGTTTATACTTACCTTCCTGAACACGGCAACGGTCAACCAAACGCTCAAAAGTGTTGTTCTCCAAGTTATGAAGCATCTTCTCAATACGATTATTACGAATGTATTCCATCCAGTGAGGATGCGTTTCATCAAATTTCCTGTCATAATAACGAGGAGGACGCATTTTTTTGCCGTTGATAACAACATAATCATTGGAATAGCATTCTTCACCATGAGCTTCGAGCCATTTAGCACCTATCCCAGGGCGATTGGACGCAACCATGAATTCAGGAATACGGCCTTTATAGTGAGAAGGAGCATCTTTACCTGTCTGCTTTTTAACTATATAGCGAGCGACATAGGCAGCAGAATCAAAGCTAAACTCACCAATAAGGTGCATACCGTATTTCCATACTTTGGCAAAACGAGAAGAAATATAAGTATTATAACCGTCTGTACGGAACCGAAAAATTTTGTCATCAAAATCAATATTAAACAAAATGTAATGATAATGGGGACGACCATGAAGTTCACCATATTCACCACAGCCGAGAAAGCGAATACCACTGCCATACTCACGACGAAGATTTTTCATGAAAGTCTGATGAAATTTCTTGCTTAAGCTTTTATCACGTGGCAAATGATAATCGTCAAAAGTGCAAGTAACGAAATAAGCAGAAGACGAAGAACGGGCTTCGTGGACAGCACGGACAGCCCACTGTCTGCTATTTTCGAGACGACAGCCAATGCATTGTTTACAAGAACAACGAATGAAACGGCTATCGCTAGCGAGCTCAGGGTGAGAGGCAAGGCTACCGTAAAAACTATAATGTTGTTTTCCATTCTTGGTAATCGCTCCTTCAACTGGGTACATAAGAACAGGATTATAACAAACCATATTAATCACCTGTACCGATTGTATCAGGATTAAGTCAGAATGTCAAATCCTAAATCCACCTCGTCCTACTCTCTTAAAATTTCTACGGCGAGATCTGGAGGTACGCCGAAAAAGACGGCGAGAACCTCGTTTAGATAAACGACGACGTCTCATTTAGCATCCCTCCAAGAACCGAAAAAACGGCTAGTTTTTTTAGAATCATTCTTATTAGCAACTGGCTCAACAAGTTGCGCAACATCAGCTTGAAAGTCCGAAGCTACTTTTTTAGCGGTAACAGTGTTAGAGGAGGCTTTGCCTTTGAGAGCTTCGATCAGATCTACAACTTCCTGAATAAAAGGGACAACAACAGTAACAATAAAAGTAAGAATCATAGTGGTTTTATTAGACATAAAATTATCTCCTTCCAAAATAACGACCTCCGAGGAAGCATATAACATTTTTGACAGTAGAACCAACACCGCTAGCGACAGATCTAGGAGCACCTGTAAGACTTTCGATATTCTTATAAAAATCTCGTTCCATACCTGCCATTTCAGTTTGAATACTATCAAAAGCGGCGGCAGAATTAGCACGGTTAGCAGAAGCGATATTGTTCAAAACACCAGAGCTAAGGTAAGAACCCTGAAGACGAAGGTTTTCAAGCTCCAAATTCATCTTTTCAAGCTCATAACCAAGACGTTTTTCATAAGTCTGCTCACGAAGATTCAAATCATTTGCAAGAATACCATTTTGGAGTACTGTTCCATGGGTGCTCTGACGCACAGAATCGGCTTCTGCGACGTTTTTATCAATTTGAGATATTGCAAGATGCTCGGCATTCTTAGCCTGCCTTTCAGCGGCACTAGCGGCTTTAGCAGAGTTCATAGTAGAACCTATATCACTCATACCTACAGAAGCGGCTGAAGATCCAGATATAGAACCGCCTATACCATTAGTAGCGGCAAGAATAGGATTAAGACCAGCATTGCGCATATCTTCTACAGCCCATTGATAACGATGTTTATAGTTTTCAACGTTCCACGCGTTAGCCTGTGCAGCATTAGCAGAGTTGTAATGATTCTGAACTGCAGATCCTAAAACAGAGCCAGCAACACTGCCTAAAGTATTAGAAAGCCATGACATAAAACCAACTCCTTTTAGAAATGATCAACAAGGCCGGGAGTACCAAACATAGGCATAGGACGCACAGTAATGTAACGGAAGCCTACGTCAAGCAAGAACTCAGGCTCACTGGGAACAGCGATAATACGATCAATAGGTGGCTTTTCGATTATGAATTCTTCGTTGAGAGTTGGAGCATTTTTAAAGAACTGGGACAAATGCCACTTGTCTAAAGTGCCACCAGTTACAGAGCTACGGAACTTACCTGTAATCTGCGAAGGTTTATAGCGATATTCGGCATAACGTTCCTGATAGCCAAAAACAGTAGTATCAGCTTCAGAACCTTGAGCATAGATCTCACGGAGCTCAATAGCCTGTTCGCCAAGATGAGCAAATGTAGGCCAATAAAAATCATAAACAGTAGAGCGAAGCCACATCTTGTTGATACCTTGCTGGTAAGTAAGATCAGCACGAGCACATACAAAACCAAAAATATAGCCATGCTCAACGAAAGATTTAGTGAAACCATGAAACTTAGCAGCAGTAACACCATAAGCAGAAAGATTGCCTTGAGGAGAAGTGTCGTCAGTTGCAGAAGTCTGCGCTATTGGATTGACATTTACCATTTTGGTAAAGGAGCCGAGAAATTCAGGACGCTGAAGACGAGCGTCCGGAGAAACTACGCCAAAGAAAGAGCGGAGCACTTCTGTATACCGGCTACCACCACGAGCAAGGCGTTCATAGAACTTCTGCATCTGGAAAGCAGTACGAAGACTGTTGATCGTAAAGATACTTGAAGTGTCCAAATCAACATAAGAATCATTAGCAAGAAAACCAGAAGCAGGCTGGGCCGTCATGGTAATTGAATCGGATTCGTTACCGGCAAAGCCACCTACATTACTCCATTCAGATCCTGAACCTCTATTAAAAGTTATAGATCCTGAACCTCTAGCAGACCTCTTGCCACCAGAACTAGAGGCGTCGCCGCCGTAAGCGGAAACAGCGGCAAGCTGATTATTAGTACTGTGGAGCAGATAACCAGCCGTAGGCGAAGGATCGAATATAGAAGCGGTACCGGCAAGACCTATAGAAACACCAGGTCCTTTCTGTGTCCACGGAAGAGCAGAAGTAAAGTAATCATGACGTTTACCACGAGGCGGACAAGCTAAGCCGGGAAAAATACTGGTACCTGATGTGAAAACCCAAGAAGGCTGCTCAGTAGATCGGGCAGAGTTTAAAACTTCGTTAGTATCGCCTTTCTGAATCTTGACGGATTTTTGGAGATTTTCATCTCTAAACCATTCATTCCAAATAAGGTAAACACCACGAAACGGAAGAGCACTAATACCAGATAAATTACCAGACGTATTCACGGGCAAACCGAAATAGTCCCAAAGAGAGCCTATATAGACATTTTCAGAGTTACCAGTAGCAGAAACGGTAGGGATAACATAATCAGTGTTATCATCAGGGTCCTCCTGCTCAAAGCAGAAGTTCTGCCAGTGTTCCCAGACGAGGCGGTTTGGTACAAAAAAGAAAAACCAATCCAGATAAATATTATCCATGATAGGCTTAATAGGAGTAGCCAAACGAGCGAAGTAATTAACAGACATACGAGTAGTATCGCCAGGCAAAACCTCATCAACAAATACAGGTATAAGCTTGCCTGAATTAAAAGTTGTCTTATAAACATGGGAACGGTCAAACTTAGTCCTTTTCATGTACATTGCAGGAGCATCGCTGAAGCGATGTCCTCGAACTCTTATTCTTTTTCGAGCCAAAATTTCACCTTCTTCGAAATGTAAACCCAATAATTAACCTAAAGCAAATTATTATTAGGTTTTAGATTATTTTTGCGTCACCTACACCAGTTACATCAAGTAAGTAACTGGTGTAGGTGCCGCCTATTTTTGTGTTTCTTCATCATTTTGTTTTAAAGTGTTAATTTTTTCTTGTGTTTGTTTACTACT